TTAGATCCGTCAGCACGAGTCTCAGTAGAAGCACCCATGAATGTTGGAGACTTCTCAGAGATTAGCTTACCGTCTTTGTCAAGAACTTTAGTGCCTCCTGGACCTTCAATGACACGACTACCGTCTGACTTGAATGTTGTGCGAGTACCGTCGCCATTATCAACAGTCTGATCACCCATACCAAACATACCAAGAACTTTGTTCTTAGCACTACCGATGGCGTTTCCTGCTTTTGTTAGAGCGCCACCTGTGTTTGCGTCAATTAGGTTCTTGGCATTTTCTTTAGCCATCCAACCAACATCGCTGACTTTGTTCTTAGCACGAAGCAATCCTTCACCAGCATCGCCAGCTAATCCCTTAGCACCTTCCCAAAGACCAGCTGCTTTACCTTTGGTGTTATCCCATAGACTAGAAGCACCTTGCTTAGCAGAATCCCATGCCTTTGGTGCCCAGTTAGTTAGCTGACCAGCTTTTTCGCCGATAAACTCGCCACCCTTACCACCAAGCCATGATCCACCAACAGCACCAAGAGTGCCACCAATAAGACCACCAATTGCAGTACCAACTACTGGAACAACAGAACCAATAGCTGCGCCAGCAGCAGCACCTTTAAGCGCACCAGCTGCACCGCCGACTGCCATACCAGTACCTTTACCAGCAGCAGCACCTCGTTCAACCACAGCTTGTTCGCTAACTTGTTCGGTTAGTTTCTTAGCCTCACCTTGAGTTATCTCGCCAGACTCTAGTTTGGCTTTGATGTCTTCTTTGGCGTTTTGTTCTTTATCACCAGCTGCTTGCCAACCTTTGTAACCAGCATAAGCGCCAGCACCAACAGCAAGACCAGCCATAGCTAATGGGTTCTTGCCAAGGAATCTTGCTGCACCCATAGCACCTTTGCCTAGCATACTAGCGCCAGCTTTGATACCACCAAGTGCACGTTTGCCTAGCCCACCAGCCAGATCCATTAAACCTAAACCACCAGACTCTTCTGCTGCAGCTGTAGCACCACCCGTGGCTGTACCACCTACAACTCTTAACCCTCTGGTGTTTTCTTCAATCTTTATTAGCAGTTCAGTTTGGTCAGAGACCATTCTGTTTTGCTCCAGCATAGACTCTTCTCCTGAGTCTAAACCACCTGCCTTGGATGAGACAACACCTTCAAGAGATTCTGGACGAACTCTGTTGTCAATAGATGATAGTTGTCTTGCTAGGATGCCACGTTTCTTGGCTTCGGATGTTCCTGCGATCTGCCCTTCAGTCCAGCTACCTTCTCTTAGTTCTTTGAGTTTGGCTTCATTCTGAGACATCTCATACTGTTTGTCTTGAATTTTATTGAAGCGAGCAGCAGCTACGTCACGACTTCCACCATGCATTTTGGTGTACTGATCTACGTATTTCTTTCTAGCTTCACCACGATCTAGGTACTCAGAGAAAATACCGCCAGAGTTGCGAGGGATAATGCCAGTTTTATCAAGGAAACCACGCATGCTGAAGAAATCTTTAGCGCTGGCTTTGAAGCTATCTACTCTTGGACGCAGGGTGTTGAATTGACGACGACCAGTAGCAGTGTCAGTGATTTTACCAACTTGTTCTGGTGACATAGTCTGTTGAAGTTTACCTTCAAAGATTCTAGTCATCTTTTTCATGTGATCGGAGAGTTTGATCACATTACTATTCAAACCTTCACCGTTCTTGTCGGTTAGGCTCTTGATAATTTGTTCGTTGTCCTTTGCCTGAGCTTGCTGTAATTCTTTAACCTGTCTAGTGCTATTTTCTAGACCAGATGAATTCAGCGAGGATGCTTGTCTGGCGATTACTTGTCTCATTGGTTACTCTTCAGTCTTTGTTTTTCTTCTTCTAAGTGCTTGACCAACAAACTAACATAGATTTCTCGTTCGAAAGGCATCATGTCGTCCAACTCTTGTAACGAATATTTATGGTATTGCATCAATGCAAAGTTCGTTTTGTAATAGTTGAACGCACTCTCATGGCAAAGGTTCATTAAAAAAAACTGTTAAGTCCCTCAAGAACCTTATTGTGCTCACGAGAACATACAGGACATTTGTAGTGAACTTTCTGTCTTAGTTTTGGCATAGTTTCGAAGAAGGATTCAATTTTCTCGAACTGCTCGGCTGTCAAATTGTTGACGAATGATTGTAGTTCTTCTTTGCTTTGTTCACTTGCGTGATATACTTCGCTGCTATCATAGATGTAGTCGATACACTCGCATACAATATCAAATACCAAGTCGACCTCTGCGTCTACTCCGTATTTGTCCATAGTATTGATGACGTTCACTGAAGGATACTTCATAACGATACCAACATCGTCAAACAAGTGAATCTTTTGTTCGTGTTTTGGATCTGTTTCTACCTTTAGCTTGGAAAGGTCAATAGTGATTTTCACCTTAGCCTTTTCGTCTTCGCAGACATCGCAACTAAAAATCAGATCAACAGTTTCACCTACAGACTTGGAACGAATCTGGCTAAAGATATATTCCAAATCGAAGATAGCTAGTTTATCAACATCAATCTTTGATTGAGCGCATGAGCGGATAACACTCTTTAGAGTATCAACCATAACAGCAGCGTCTTCACTCTGTTGCGCTAACAGCAGAGCCTTTTGCTCTTTGACCAAGAATGGTCTGAATTTTAGAGTCTCTTTTGTTGAAGGGACTTCTAAGTTGTATGTTGGGGTGTTTTGTACTGGTAAACCCATAGTATTACTCTCCTTTATTCATATTCTTAATCATCTTTGTCAATTCAGCTGTGCTACCCACAAAGATTGCATTATTATTGGTCACCTTGTTAGCTTTATCAGCTGCCTTTGGTGCGTCAAGTTTCTGCTTTTGCTGGTGTACGTCCATCAACTGTTGGTTTACATCAGCTAGTTGCTTCATAAGGTTACCCACAACTTCAAAAGCACGTGGGTGTTCAGATTGTTTGGCTACCTCAAGCGCATGGTTGAGAGCCTCGTGACCTTTCATTAAAAGGTCGTGTAAATTCTTTCGGGATTGGTCATAATCAGATTCAATCTTTGCGTCACTAGAGTCAGAGACTACAATTTCACCAGTAGATGCGTCAATGATTTCGCCTGACGGTTCAGGCATTTTAGGCACGTCAAAGATATCTGATAATCTATCATCAATTTTCATGTATTGTTCACCAAGTGGATTAAATCATATCGTCAAAATCAACAATTTCTAACCCAGCAGTGCGGATAGCAGTCTGCGCATTGTCCCAGTCGTTTTGGAACTGTTGGAAATTGTTGCGGTAAGATTCTGGTATGAGTTGGTTTTCTAAATCTTCTGAACGATCCGCCAACTCTACGTTATTAGATTCTGATCTCCAATATTTGTACTGCATAGTTACTTGCAGTTTCATAACGTCTTTGTTAGCGTAGTCCATCTGAATGGGGCTAACTGTTTTTGGATAGCACTCATACGCAGTAACTACGTATACAGAACTGTTTTCTAGATCTTCAACACGGATTTCCATGTCGCTGATGTAGCTGTTGTAGTACTGGAACGTGCGAGTGGTTGGATCTTGAATAGAAGCCATCCACTCATCAAAGAAAGTCTTAACGTATAAGTTAGTGTCTACGTAGAACGACATCTGAATGTCGCCGTACAACTTTTCATAAGGAACTTCACGGAATTCACCGTATGTTCGGTTCTGAGTAGTTGCTAGGTTTAGACCAGGAAGTTGTATTTGATCGCAGTAAAGAAGAATCTGACGCAACCCATTGAATCGAGTGATGGTTGCTGGCGGATTCATGATAACGCTGAAACGATTGTTTCTAGCCATACCATAGTTCTTAACCTGTGCGATGAATTCGTTTAGTTTTGTGCTCATCTTGCCTGTCTCATAGAGTGTGACCAAACCTGCTCTCTAGTTGCTTTAGTGAACTGTTCGACTGGTAGCATCATAGCTGTAGCCCAGTCATCAGAGTCTACTTTTCTTAGTGGAGAACGAACGTGTTCCATCAGATACTGTTTCACGCATGGTTTAGCTAATGCATAACGAGAGGCACCACCAATAAGTTGCCAAGAGTATTTGATGCGAGTTGTTTCATCCATACGATCGTTAGATGCGAACATCATTAGGCGATCTAGAAGAATCGCACGCATTTGGTATGGAAGATAGTGTAGATTTAACCCAATAAAACCTCCAGGAACTCTGTCCCACGGAAGAACTAACGGGAAACGGTCATAGTATGGCAGTTCTTCTTTGTATTTTGGGTCATATGCGAACATGTACATGAATCCAGGAGTGATCTGTTGGCGAAGTTGTTTAACGTCGCTGTTTAGAACCTTCTGGGGAGTGATGCGCTGACCACGCATCAAGAGAACTTGCTGATTAAACCATGCACGACTCTTCTTGGATGTATCTTCCAAGTTAAATTTGTTCTTTTCGAACACGTCGAGTAAATTAGGGGGTTTAGTAGCCATACAATTATTTAGGCTGTTAGCCCGAGTTCGTGTTCAGTGATAATTTTGAATTCGTATCCTCTATCCTTAGCGTACTCTACTGCAGCCTTCCACTTAGCTTGATTCTTGATGAATGTCATGGATTCTGTAATATATCGCTGCGTGTTTCGTCCAGGATATACTGGTGGTTGAGTTTGTTTGGCTGGTTTGACCTCGATCAAGTAGGTTTTTAACAATCCATCCTTATTTCGGATCTGGATCTTGAAGTCTACGAAGTAGCGGTGGATTCTATCGTCTGTGGGGCAACGATACGGTATGATCGTTTCCTCAGAACTCCATTTTACAACTGATGGGTTCTTATCGCACCAAGAAGCGAATCTGGTTTCCCATGAGCTACGCATGACGATGTTTGTAGGATCGCCAGCATATTTTTCAGGAAACAACGGTTTGTAAAGCCTCTTATGGAACATCGAATAAATAGTAGAGTATAAATAACCACAATTTATTTAGGTTAAGGCACTCATGGCGACTGAAGCAATCAATCCTACACGCTACCAACAAGACAAGTATAAGATCAGAGGGTATACGTATCCAGAAGATCTTATGAGCGACACTTATGGTGGTAACTATGCTATCTTTTACGTAAACGTAAACGTAGACTCCAAACTTCTGAAAGAGAACGGTGGAACTGCAGAGATTACGGATGATAAAAGCTACACTAGAGAGCGTGGTCCATTAGTAGCACAAAATTTAGGTGGTGTTGGAATCACAGCTGCTGGTGTTGGTCAAAACGTAGGTCGTGGTGCAGTTGCTGGTGCTCTAGCCAACAAAGCTAGTGGTAAGAGTTTCTTATCTGGCGCCATTAAAGGTACGGCTGTTGCTGGCGCTCCAGGTGCTATCGGTCTTGGCGCTGCAGCAGCAATTGCTGGCTCTACTAATCGTTCACAGAAACGTCTTGAAACCTCTATCGCCTTACACATCCCTAACCAACTACAGATTCGTTACGGTACTCAGTGGTCTGAAGAAGACACCTCAACTGCTTTGATGCTTCCTCTTCTTGGTGAAGCTGCGCTAAAAGCGCTAGGTAATGCAGCAACTGGCAACTGGGGTGGAGATAGCCCTAACGCTAGATCTATTGGTGAAGGTGCTGCAGCTTATGGTCTTGCTGGTGGTGTTCCAGGAACTAACACTGGTGTAGTATCAGCTGCTACTGGTCTTGCGTTCAACCCTCGTAAAGAACAAGTGTTCAAAGGTGTTGACTTCCGTACATTCCAGTTCGACTAT